CTTGCCTCGTGTGATCTTGTCCGGCTGCCCATAACGGGACCGCAGCTCCCTCAGGCTCACCTCTGAGCCGTCCTCACGCATGAACCGCTTCATGGCACCCTCTGGGCCATAGCGATCTGCCAGGCGGTTGAAGTAACGGGCCTTCTCAAACGCCCCAGGCGTTGCCTTGCCACCATTCAGCATCCGGGCCTGGGCAGGGCTGGCCTCAAACCTGGATTTGCGGCCTGCCTTGGTTGTGCCCCGCAGGTCGTACAGATGCTGTGCTGCGCTAGTGCCCACAGGCACCCGGCCACCCTTGGGGTCTGCACTGGACGGTGTGCCCTCCTTTGTCGGGCGATAGCCGATCTTGGAGCTAGGCGGTTTTATCTCAACGCCAAACCTCTTGGATGCGCCCGCGTAATCAATGACCGGCACCGTCGTAGACCGGCAGCCGAAATGCGGCGGGTTTGCTGGTGTTGGCCCCTTGCCGTAGAAGAACTCCTGTTGATCAAGGTTTCGGCAAATGGCCGTTGTGTTGCTGTCCAGCGTGGCAATCCACCTGTACTTCTTCGTGAGCTTGGGATTGGCCTTGTAAACCTGCAGGCTTGCGGCGTTTGACGTGGCGTTCACGCTGGTCCTAACCAACGTCCGCACCTGGTGCTTCGCCATCTTCCAGGCGTTGCCTTTCTGAGCCAAGGCAACCTGGCGTGGTGTCAGGGCCTCAGTCGAAAACCCCAGCTCTCCATACAAAGACCGGGCGATTGATTCCGTGCTCTCACCAGTAAGCAGGCCATCCAGAACAGCACGGGAAAACAGCTCACCCTGTCGTTCAGCCAACCCACGAAACGCCTTCACGATGCTGGTCCCGTCAGGCATCCGGATCACAGCGCCTTGCCGCGCCGTCAGCTTCATCACTGAGCCTGGCCCCTTCACGGCCTCCTCAAAGCTGCCCTGCAACAGGTTGGTGCCCACATCCAGTGGGTCAGCTTTCACCACAGCCTTGGCAAAGGATTCTGTGACCTCAACCGTCCGCACCTGGGTCTTGACCGCCGCAGGCACTACCCGTTGCAGCTCTGCCTGAGCAAATGCAACTTCAATATCAGCCAGGCCGTCTAGCTGTTTAATCAACTCCTCAACGCTCTGCCCGGACCACTTCTTCATGGCGTCCAGGTTTTGTTTGATCAAAGCCCGCATCCGGCCCGCCTTGAACTCAGGCCTTTTGCTGCTGGGCATCTTGTCGATGCGCTCCAGCTCCCGCACAGCTTTGACGATTTGCCGCCGGTAAGACTCCAGCAGCTTGTTGGCCACGCTGTTGCTGAAGCGGTTCAGATCCAGCGCCTTGCGGTAGTAGCTCTCAGGGACACCCGCAACACCACTGCGCGGGTTGATGGTGTTCTCAAGAAACCTGACCTGTTCCCCCTTGCTAGGTGATGCGGTCACAGATCCTCCAGGCCCAGTTCCGCAGGATCACAATCGACGTAGACAGACACATCAGCACCTTCACGCAATGCAGTGCCCACTACGGCAGTGAACTTGGCTGTATTGACAACCCAATCCTGGCTATCCCGCAGCCTTGTTTCCTGTATGCCGCTGATCTGGCCATTGTCATACCAAGTGGTTCTAACAATCCCGAAGTTTGGGCCCATACACTCGCCCTGAAATACAAACAGGTTTCGTTCCCGACGCTCCGGCTTATTCCTCCACATCGTCTACTTCCTCATCTTCTTCTGGCAGCGTATCTTCATCCTCTTCTTCTGGCTCCGGTTCTTCTTCCTGTTCCGGTTCCTGCGTACCTGAAAGACCGCCCATCTCAAGCGCCTCCAGCTCTTCTTCAACGTCCAGATCATCAAGCACCTCTCCCTTGTTGAGTTCCTCAAGCAAGGTTTTCTGGGTGATAGTCCCAGCGGTGTAAAGCTGCAGCAATGCTTGGATCTCTTGCGGCTGCAGACGTTGACCCAGAAAGTCCCGGTTGACGTACGCCGTGCCTGGCTGGCTGTCGTTTAAATACTCGGCATGAAAACGCAGGCAGTTGTCCAGCAGATCCTGCATTTGCTGCGCGATCAGCATCATGGTGCTGTCGCCCTGGCTGCGGTCAATGCGCTTTGACTCAGCGGTTTCAGCTGACAGCTTTTGGCCAAGGACACTGGCAAGCGCCAGCGTGTTGATCTCTTCCGCGATTCGGTCCAGGTGCTTGAACTGCGCCTCATAGCTGTTGCCTGATGGCTCGACAAACTCAACCCGTGAATCAGTGGGCAGGCTCATGGCCTCCGAAGGGCCAGCCGTGATTTCCTCAGCACTAGGCGGCATCCCGTAGATGGCGAGGAATGGCACCGCACTGATTCTCAGCTGGTTGCTGAGATCAGAGCTGGCCTGATAGTGCTTCAGGTTCAGCTCTGCAATGTCGTTCATTGGTGGCCGCGACTCCAGCAGGCCGACGCGGTTGGAATACGCCACCGCAAACGGGATTTCTTTGACGGTGGTCGTGCCCTCGTCGAACAGCTTGAACTCACCATCCTTTTCCTTGCGGTGAATCTCGTAGGCCCCAGGGGTCAGCACCCGCACCTGCTCAATGACCTTCTCCCCGTAATCACCTTCAGGCTCGGTGATGGTTTCAAACAAGCGCAGCTGAGTCAGCTTCTGCGTGCCGTCGACGATTTCACTTCTCCAGCCGAGAATGTCGCGAGGGGTATAACGCACGAAATACGGCCTTCCGCTGCCATCAGCTGCAGCATCGACCAGAACACCGACGTGGCCGTAACGCAGGCAGATCCTGGTGGCTTCATACAGAAATTGCGTTATGTCATTGCCCTGCAGATCTGCGTCAAACAGTTGTTCTGTGATCGTGTCACTGACATCGGTCAATCTGACCGGCTTGCGGGTCAACATGCCCGCCAACATCTTTTCGATGCGGGCGTAGAAAGGGCTAAGGCAGCTGATCTTCAGACGATTGTCATATGAAAGATCATCTTCGCGGGGGTACTGCGGCAAAAATTTTCTGTGGCCCTTGCGTAGGGCATAGGTGCCACCCAAAAGGGTCTCCAAGAGACCCCAATGATCGCTCATGTTCATAAAGGCCTGGTTAGGCGAATCCACGGTGCTGACGTTGCCAAGACGCTTAGCGCCACCAATGCCAGATGAATACACGGCCAAGCCCCTACCAATAATTTGATGTTAATCGAGAGATCTACAGACACAAGAAAGGGGGTCGGTTATTCACCAGCCCCCCCTTTCAATGCCTTCGACCCCGTTAGACGCTTTAGAAACGAATCGGCCAAGCTTTGAATCCCCTGGACCCGACGAGCGGGCACTCCAAGCTCATCAAAGTTGTTCGCGGGGTCACAGGTTGCTGGGCTACCGAAGCTCCCAGGTCTGTGACGTTGTCCGCGAGATCTCAGTGCAATCAATATACTCTGATTCCGGTGCCACGCCCTGCCCGGACGTGTAGCGGGTTGTATAGAGCCCAGACGACATAACCCAAAGAATCGTTTAGGTGGTCATATCCAGCTTCTTTGTCGGGCTCCTCTGGGTTGCGTTCTGAGTAGCTCTGCAGCTCTAAGCACTCGATCATTCGTTCGCACTTCTCAAGCACCTGGAGCCTGACCTCTTGACGGCCGTTCTCCAGCAGAGCTTGAACAGCAGCCACCCGATCGCGAATGAGAGGGTTCGATTTACCGGCGACGACGGAGAGACCGGCCATCTGCAAAAGCTCGATGTCTGTTCTCGCGGCATTAGTGCTGCGGTTTGCGCCTGATGCGTCTGGGTAGACATAAACAGGGGCAGAAACGTGCGCACATCGTCGCTTGATTTCTGCAGCCATGGCATCTGTGTCATGGGCTTTTAACTCGTCGATGATTAGGAATTGCTGCCCTAAGCGCACCCCACAAACGGCGTTGCAGTTCCCGATGTTGAAGTCGATCCCCCAGTGACGCGGTTCGTTGTCGAGATTGACCGGGGCCGCCTTAATGACGTGCTTCGCTCGGTCGAATCGGTCGTAAACCTGCGTGCTGTTTAGGAGAACAAAATCTCCATTGAGATAAGCGGCGAGGCTTGCGGAGTCGTAGTTCTCCTGCAGCCGTTCGATGAAGTCCTTAGGTAGGTGCGGGTTATCCGCGGTCCGCATCTTAATAAGCCTGCGGTCATCGCGCTCCTGCATCTCTGGCTTGCCGAACTGCTGGAACAACCAGCGGAAGCCCTCAGGTGTGCTGGCTACAGCGAACTGCCGCACGTTGCCTTCCCGTAAGCGGCCCAGGATCTTTTCAAAGGCGCTTTGAGCATCGACCAGGCGCAGAATGTCGATTTCATCGAAGCAGGCCCAGGCAGCGTTCACACCAACTGCAGTAAAAGCCCCGTTTTTGATTGACCGGCACAGGATCCGGGTCGGCTTGCTCAGGTGTAATTCGTACTCCGGGAGCGGGCTGGTCCGGTAGGTGTATGGGATGCCGTATTGCTCCAGGAACTTGTCGAAGGTGGCCTTCCAAATGTCACGGATCATCGGATAAGTGGGCTCCATGACGATGCCCGTGTAGCCCTGATTCAGGATTGCCAGAGATATTGCTTTAGCGGCCAGGGCCACAGTTTTGCCTGCGCCATATCCGGCGGTTAGGCCAAGGATCTGGGTCGATGTGTCCTCAACGAAGGCCAGCTGGCCAGGGTGGAGGTCGGCTTTGATACGCCGCAGGATGTCGTCGGTGTCCTGGGCAGAGGGTGGTGTGGCGAACTGCGTGAGGGGTACGGCCTCGCAAATGTCGTCAACCAGGCTCATGACATCTCGAAGCGCAGGAGTCGGGCCTGCAGCTCAATGGCCTTCAAGGCTGTGCTGTATTGGCTTTTATTGGTGGCCTTGCGCTGAATGTCCTTCAGGGCACAGAGCGATTCGTGGAGCCACTCAGGCCGCTCTAGCTCAGCGTCCAGGCGCTGGTGATCACGGGCCCGCTTGATGTATTCCTCGATTTGGCGGGTGCGTAGCCCCCAGGTATCCGCGCCATATTGCAGAATTTGAGTTCTGCTATTTCCTTCCAAAAGGAGTTTGTAAACGGTATTTATCCGCTCGTCGATTTCTATATTGGTCGATTTACCAGCCATGCGCCGACGTTAACAGGGCTTGGAAGACTGGTGAAGTGAATTAAGGGCTACCGAGGTGATGTGAAACGCCTGATCGCGTGACAGAAAACCTTTGTATCTGTAGTGGACATCGGCCGCGGCCTTGTAGAGCTGGGCGGTGGAGGGTTTGAAGTCTGAAGTGGTCAGGTGGTCAGTGATGACGGACGAAAGCGGTTTTAACTCTTGTTCAGCGATGCGCTTGTAGGCATCCAGCTGCTCTTGCCCGAGGGTGATTGTGACTCTAGCCATGAGAAGCGCGGTCGATTAGTGCATTGATTTCTGCAAATTGTTTGCAGAGATGTTGTCGAGTTTCGACAGGTATAGGCCGTGATTCGTCGATTGAGTTATCGAGAACAGCAGAGGCCACGGCTTTGGCCTCATCGACAAGGCAGGACAACCTGGAGACGACAGGCTGCTGCCTGATGGACAGAGGGGGCATTTCAGTCGATTGAAGGTAGGAGCTGCTCAACGTTCCGGAGCTGCTCTTTCACGTCGGCAATGTATCCAGGCAGCTGGGGGTTAAGGCCAGAGCGCACTTGTTGCCTTAACGAGTTGAGATCGCGTGCGGTGGCCTCCCAGTTGGCGCGACGTTGACGGTGGATCTCACGGATGATGTCCTTGTCCACGTCAGCGCCCAGGGCCTGCTGTCGGCCATTGGTGTCGGTTGTGCGGACACCTGTGGAATCACGGAACCCGGCGCGAGTGGTTTGGGCCTCGTAGTCCTGGGAGTCGTAGGCGGCAACGCAGTGACAGATAACGGCTAAATCGGAGCCACCACGCCGATGGATGTTGCCGTCGATAATTTCGGCGTCGTAATCGGGCAAGTAGTGGTTCAGGAGCCCGTCGCCATTGGTGACGATGCCAGTGTCGTAACAGGCGAAGCAAGAGACCTTCGGGGCGTAGAAGGTTGCGTCACGGTCCAGGGCGGACCGCTTATGGGATGAAGTCATGAGCCAGGGGTGGGTTTAGAAGGGGTCGCCTTCCTGTGCCCCAGGGTGGGCCAGGTGGCTGGGTTTGGCAGGGGCTGCTGTGGCAGTTTCCAGGAAGGATTCGTAACGGCCATCGCGGAGCCAACGGAAGCAATCGGGGTAACAGGTCAGGAACCGGCCCTTTTGCTCTCCTCTGGCCTGATCCTTCAAAGAAGCAGCCAAAGCCCCTTGTAGGCGCTTCTGGACGCCTCTGGTGAGCTTTTTGTATTCAGCCCATGCCTTGGGCTTTGACTGGCCTGTCGCTCGATTGCCAATTTTTTGGTACTGCTGCCAAAAGGCCTGGAACTCGTCGCTGTAGTCGTTTCGTGCTGGCTTTCGGCCTTTTGCAGCTTTACTTGTTGTTTGTAGTTCTTCTGTATTTAGTTCTCTTGTATTTAGTTTGGCGGCATCTCCTGCCGGGGGGTCCGGCACCATTTGCCGGGGGGTGGGGCATTTAGTGCCGGGGGGTACGGCACGAGCTGCCGGGGGGTCTAAGGACGGTGGGGCGACGTTGGCCAGGTGATTGACGGTGACCCGGTAGAGGTTCGTGCAGCAGTCGCCTCGATCGTTTCGACGTGATTCCCGCTGGAGGAGTCCCATGGACTCCAGCTGCCCAGCAACAGCCCGAGCAGTGCGGACAGAAACACACGCACCATCAGCGATGGTTTTGATCGATGGCCAACAGTCGGCGTTGGCTCCGGCGTAGGTCTGGATGACCCACAGAACCGCCAACTGGTTGGGCTGAAGCGTTCCGCGCAGTGCTGTTGGAAGTGACGTAAACGGGACGCCTTGCGGGATGAAGGACATGGATTAGCGTTGGAAAGCATGAACGCGCCGGGCGGGGATTCGAGCACCCCGCTTTTTTTATGCGTTACGACATCGAAATTTCAGGTATCGAAGCCGCACCGCAAGGGTCAAAAATTCGCACCCGTTACGGGATGCGAGAAGCCTCAAAACGTGTCGGGCCTTGGAGAGACGCCGTGAGAACTGAGGCATTGGCTGCCTGCGGGGAGTTGATTGAGGAAGCCTGCAGCGTGACCGTTGAGTTCCGGTTTCTGCGCCCTAAGGGTGATTTTGGGGCGAAAGGCAACCTGCTGCCATCAGCCCGCAGGAATTACACGGTCAAACGAAACGACATCGATAAATGCTGCCGGAGCTTGCTTGACGGGCTCACTGGGGCGGCAGTTGCCGACGATTGCTTCGTTGTGAAGCTGACCGCCAGCCAGAGGTACTGCGATCCTGGGGAACGTCCAGGGGCTTCTGTGACAATCCAAACAGTTGCACAATCCCCCATAGAGACCCAGCAGACGGGGGTCATGATTGGCTCAGTTCAGTCAACCACCCCATGACCTTTCAGAACTCCAACGGCCACAATCTTTACTGGACAACAGCCCGCACCAACAAAGAGCTGCACGCCTGGTGCCTGGAGAACGGAATCAAGCTCCCTAAGAGCAGCACTAAAGACACCTTCTGCATCGCGCTTCAGGAACACATGGCCCATTGCGGCATAAACCTGGCCACCCACTCCGACACCATCCGCGCACGGGGCTAATCCAGCCCCTGGGGGTTGTGCCAACTCAACAAGCTGCACAATCCCCTGCATAAGGGCAGCACCTGGGCCCATACTTAGTTCAGTTCAGACAACCACCCCCATGGCCAACACCTTCTGCATGAACAACGGCTTTGACACCTGGATCTTCACGATCAACGGTGACGCAGCCAAAGTCGAAAAGGCCAACGATCACGGCGTCATCACCACAGAAAAGGAGATCACCACCCGTGAGCAGGCCCGCAAGTTTTGGGCTGACGGCTTCCGCCTCGCTTCCATGATGCGTAAGGGGTCTGTGATGCCCACCAGCTGCACCATCTACCCCGAATACGCCTACATCCAGGACGAGGCAGATCAGCCCTTGCCCTTCGCAGTCGCCTGAGGCCTTCGGGCCTTCCTTTTTTATTGCCTAATCCAATGACTTATTCAGAAAAAATCAAACACGGCAAATTTATTCAAATCCGCAGAGGCTGCGAGTGGGCCTTAATCCGACCGTTCGCTGAGTACGACGAAAACTACGAGCGCCTCAACTGGAGCGCCACAAAAGTTTCCTGGATCTATGGCACAGGGAACACCGGCACCGATCGCTGCATCTGCCCTATGGACGTTCTAGACAGCCAGCTGCAGGCCCACATCGAACACGGCTGGGTGATCGCCAAATGAAAATGGAACTGACCAAACCCCAGCTGTCCTACCTGGCCAGCTTGATCCGCGAAGACCTGGCCGGTGGTGTCATGGCCTGGGACACCCCAGAGGGCAAGTCCCTGACCCGCGAAGACATCCGCGAACTGTGCGAGGCCCTGGAGCCTTCCAAGAAAGAGAGCCTGCACGAGATGCCATTGCAGCGACTCATGCTGCCGATCCGTGCCCACAACGCCCTATGGCGACGTGGTTACAAGACAGTGGGGGCTGCTATGGCACTGAGCCGCAGTGAGCTGCTGGCCATCCACAACGTTGGCGAAGGCAGCGCCGACGACATCCTGGCCGCTATTGAAAAACTACGGGAGGAACTCCAATGAGTCAGCGTTACAACTGGGCATATGACAAACGTCAAAGCCGCCAGGAATACCTGGAAGACCGGATCACACAGATGGGCCACGATCCGGATCAATATCGGATGTGGCACTCAGAGCTTGAGGCCCTGAAAGCACAGAAGGAAAAAGAAAAATGGCCTGGCCAATGGGGCGACAAAACCACCAGACAGCAGTGGTCCAAAATTGAATATGCGATTGGGAGCAAGCTCACAAACGCAACTGATGGGCAGTTGGCCCATGCGGCCCAGGCGTTAAAGAAGGAGGTCAAGCGCAGAGCCAAGGTCAGAAAACAAATTCGGGAAAAGCATCTGAAAGCCAGAATTGCAAAGCTTGTTGCTGACGGTTATCAGCCGTTGCCAAAAGCAGGCAAGGAAGTTCGGCGGGTGATCACAGACCACAAGATTTTCCCTGACTTAGAGGCAGGGCGACCATATGAAAACGAAATTAAGTCGATGGTCTTGGCCACAAATGCTTTTCAGTCATATCAACCAATGAGAACTGGCGTGCTGGTGGCGGAAAAAATAACCAGTGCAGGCAATGACGCGATTTACGTCCAGCCCAAAGCGTTGCTGTGTTTTGTGATCAACAGGATCCAGGACAAAATCGCTGAAGAGGAGGAAGCCCGCAAAGAGGTTGAACGGCGTCAACAGCAACTTAAAGAGTGGGAGGAAAAGCAGAAGGCCCGATCCGCGCAAGTTGCCAAGGACTGGTATCAGCAGATGGAGGAGAAAAACGGCAAATGGAAAAGGGCCTTGATCGCGCACGAAGCAAAAAAAAATGAAGCCCAACGGGCAAAGATGATTGAGGTTGCAATGCGGACCCAGGTCCTGCTGGCGGAGCGCAAGCTAAACCGCGTTGCTGTGCCAACTGAAGAACCTGCACAATCCCCTGCAGATAGTGAGCAATCGGGTTCATACTGACTTCAGTTCAGGGGACAACCCGATGTTCATTCTTCAGCTCGACCGCGTTGGCCAGAAAGTTCTTGGCTTCACGCTCCGCACTCCTGATGGCCAGTCCTTGGTCTTCAAAACCATGGATCAAGTCATGGAGGTTGTGGCCCACGTTGACCCTGATCAACTGGCTTGGCACAGCCTGAACTGCGCCATGAACTTCTGGGACAGTGACATGTCTCTCCCGTTCTGGGGGATTAGCACTGGCCGTGAGGTTCGTTTTTGGGACTGGGTGGAAGGCAAGGCCAAGACCCAGGCCATCACCAGACGCCGCTTCTGAGGCCTACGGGCCTCTTTTTTGTGCCAATGCAACTACCTGCACACTCCCCTGCATATGGGCAGCAGTGATCGGCATACTTAGATCAGTTCAATCAACCACCCCGATGAACCGCTCCGCCCGCTTCGAGAACGCCCGCTCCGCCGTCGCCGCCAAGCTCCTCTCCGGCGGCATCACCCCCGAAGCCGAACTCCGCGCCATCGCCGCAGCCGAACTGGGCCCCCGCGCCCTTTTCCTCGTCGACCGCGTGATCGACGCCGTGGTGGGCACCCCCGACGCCATCGGCCCCGACATCATCATCCGCTCCGACGACGACTGCGAAACCTTCGCCTTCGGCCTCGTCGGCTGATTACCCGGCCCCTTCGGGGGCTTTCTTTCCTAATGCCATGAAACAACTCCGCTACGAAACCGCCCGGCTCTACGCCCGGCCCCAGAGCCCCCAGTGGTTCGGTCCAGTCTTCACCGTTCTGTTCTGCCTGCTGTTTGGCGGTGCCTTCTGGGTGTCCATCACAGGCACCCTTGACCAGATGACCGAACGCGACTGCCGCCTAGGCGTGCAGGCCGCCTGCGAGGAGCTGCAGCGATGACCGATCAG